ATACAATCGCACAGGTTCTTGATAAGCATTTGCGTATCAGACACAATGGCACATGGGAATACGTTGAAGATGTAAGAATAAAAAACAGTGGCACATGGGAGGATGTTAAAGAAGTATACATCCGTGATGGTGGATCATGGCATCTTGTTCATGAGGGTGAGCACTTCTTGTTTAACCATACATTAAGTAGTAATGCACAAAATGAATTTAGTTTAGCAAGTTGGATAAGCGGTCAAGGTTATAGTGGTAATAAAATAAAAGGTGCACTAACAGTCAATAATTTACAGCAACGAGTAAACTTAGGATCATGGTCTAGTGATTCTAGAGTATATCTTAGGATCAATAATAATAAGAGAATATCTGGTAAAGGTGGTAATGGTGGTCAACGTGGTCAAAATGCAGCATCTAACGGTCAAAATGGACAACGTGCATTATATACAAGGGTTGGTTTCCATTTAGATAATGGTGGCATCATCGCAGGAGGCGGTGGTGGCGGTGCAGGAGGTCGTAATGGACAGGTTACACAACAGGTAACAGAAACAAATAACTGCATGAAAGGTAATCAGTGCCAGAATACATATAATGTGACCAACAACACCGAAGGTGGTGGAGGTGGCGGTGGAGCTGGTTATCCTGGCGGTAGTGGCGGTGGTAATGGAGCACAGTCTGGTCAGTCAAATGGCGGTGGACAAGGTGGTAACAGCGGTGCAGGATCTGCTAGAAATGGTGGTAACGGTGGAGGTCTTGGTCAAAACGGTAGTAATGCTGAGAATAACCAAGGTGGAACACGAGGGACTGCAGGAAACGCCATTGATGGATGGAGTTATAGATTATCAGGAGAAGGTTCTGGTAATGGAGACCGCAGAGGTAACTCAGTAAACTAACTTAGGAGAATTATTATGTCATTAGAAGACATAGACCCACAATTTAGATTAGATGCAGACGTAGCACCAACCTTTGTCGTAAAAAATTATGACATAGAAACTGGTGAGTTTGAAGTATTCTATAATGATGGCACACTTAACAATGATGAGTGGTATGGTCCTCTTTCTATGGATCTGGATTCTATGAAACCAGACCACGAAGAACCAATGCGATTACAGATCGCACGCTATGTTTACAATGCAGTTCAAAATTCTAGACTGCACGAAGTCAACATGGATGATAGTAAACAAGTATTAGCACAGATGATGGGTGTCGAACAAAAGGTGGATATGGTAGAGTTAATGAAACATGAGCAGAACGTGACTATGATGGAGTCAACTCATGTGGATCCTACGTTATCTGCAACACAAATCGTCAATATATTCAGTGAGGATGACTTTGACGAGCAGTTTGAAAGACTCAGTGCTGAATTAGCAGAGGACTAATATGCAAGAACTTGCTACTACACAAGACGCAAGAATATCTCAGTATTCATTTGGACAGAGTATATCACAGTTTGGTATAACAGTATACTCTTGCACATCTGCACGTGAAGGTAAAAAAATATTTGGTAATGATCCTGATCCTACTACTGAAATCATGGTAGAGACACAGGATGATATTATATCTGCACATATCAAGAACAATCCTAACGGGAAAGTAGCAGGATATGAGGATATTATACGGGAGTGTGGCAACACATATCAAGTGCATTATAGAACAGTATCGTTTGGCAGCACATGGAAGAGTTGTTCATTAAAACCCGCAGGGTATTCTATTGTATATCATAATGGTGCACATACAAACTTTAGATTTCCTGGCTTGAATAGATTAACATCTATGGAATCAAAGGGACTTGTAGCATGTTCTGGATTTGACAGCAAAATTGCTACAGGTAGGAAAATTCACTTCTTAAAAGAGAATGACAGCTTTACACCACATGGTAAAGGCAGTATAATAGTAGCAATGCATGACTGTTGGTATCATAAATCTTATGTAAAGCAACATTATCCATTTCCAATATCAGACACTACCACAATACAAATAACAGTTGATAAACCTACAGTTATAGTAGAATTTTATCAGGAAGAACCAGATGTAGGACAATTTACTACTGACTGGTTAAATCAAATCGAGGATGGACTTATTGAAATCGTAACTAGATGAGGAATGAATACACAATCAATGATCAACTAGATCATTTGACTGTCTTATATCATAGAGGATGCAAACAGGGGTTTAAATTTTTTGGTGATGACCCAGAAGAGCACAAATATTATATCAAAGACGAACATTTAAAATTATTAGAGTCTACATGGAGTGACAAGAAGGGAGTGTTTCCCCTTGATTACTTGAAACGTTTTTATGCACATAGCAGATGCCTGATATTTACTAAAGGCATGTGGATGAGTGAAACAGCAAGGTATCCACAATATCTCAGGTTTAGACCAGGTGCTAACCTGAGTTTTCGTGTGTCTGGAATGACTAGGTTTACATCATTGACCGATGATAGTAGTGCTCTCTGTGTTGGTATCGACCCTGATGCAGGAGAGATGCCATGTCTGCGACGTTTTGTGCATGTTATAAACAAACAGACTATGTTCCAACCCATGTATAGCAATTCATATCTTATACCAACAGAAAATTGTGTGTATGGTAAGACAGAGCATCGTGAAGGATCTATATTCAGATCAAGTGATGATCCAATAACAGTGACTTTCCAAAACAAAGGTTATCTGATAGAATATACAGAAGAACCTTTCACTATGGAAGAAGCTGTGCTAAACTATGGTGGACAATGGATCACAAAACATATCGAGGTATTTGATAGATGACAACGTTCTATGAAGGAGATCAACCATTATGGCAAGACCATAAGGACTACGCATGGAATGAATACAAACATCTAGAACGTGATAAGTTTGAGGAGTTGTTAGACATGATGATAGCAGCATATCCTGATCATGAACTAACAGAGTGGATGAAACGTGGTTTTTGTATGAATGAAGGAGACAGCACCATATCATTCAGTTCTCTAGCAGGACGTCACATGATGCAATGGGACATTGATCATTGGGATGAAGAGGACGCTGAATCATATACACTATTCTACGAGGAGACAGAAGAATTAGATTGGGATGATGACGATTGGTAATATATGTGTTATAATTAAATATAAAGACCAATACAATGCCAGTATACAGAGACTATGAGATTCGTATGAATCTTAATGAACTCATAGAGAAAAGAGTTCCATGTTGCGATCTACTACATCCTGACCACTGCTTCACAGAGTCACAGGTAACACAGATAGCACATGATATTAATATGGATTTGGATCTACATCCTATCTACAAACAAATTGATGAACATATCCTACGATATGTCAAAGCAGCAAACATACAAAACGAAGACCATTGGGTTGAGGAGAGATTACAGCATCCACACGATTGACAAGGGTGTTATAATATTATTATGAGAGCATTTTGTCCACCCAAAAACACTCCTGACAAGGATATTGTCATGACACCAGAGTATCTTGCAAAAGATATCATACAACATTATAAACCTACAGGATTAATTCTTGATCCATGTAGAGGAACAGGAGCATTCTATGATAACTATGATGCTACATATCCACATACAAAAGACTGGTGTGAACTAGCAGAGGACAGAGATTTCTTACAATATCATCGTAAGGTAGACTGGATCGTAACTAATCCACCATGGTCAATGATGCAACAGTTCTTATGGCATGGTATGGAGATAGCAGACAATATAGTATATCTGACTACTATCAATCACTATACTACAAAACGTAGAATACGTGAGATGAAACAGCATCACTTTGGCATCAAAGAGATCTATTGTGTAGATACACCAAAGAAACCATGGCCTCAGTTAGGTTTCCAACTAGCTGCAGTGCATACACAACGTGGATACAAAGGAGGAACTATCTGGTCATATCAATGAAGAATACTATATTATTTGGAGACTGTAGAGATACACTCCCTACTATTGACGTCAAGGCACGCATGTGTGTGACTAGTCCACCATACTACGGACTACGTAACTATGGTGATGAAGCAAATCAAATTGGGCAAGAGGACACACCAGAGCAATTCATAAATAATTTGGTAGAGGTGTTTCGTTCAGTTCGTGATGTATTAACTGATGATGGCACACTATGGGTAAACATAGGAGACAGTTACTATAACTATAGACCTGGCAAAGGTCAAGCACTTGTTAAGCAGACAGTATCTAAGACTAATAGAGATCAACCAGACAAGTGTGCAAGACGTGCTAACAAACTAGATGGTCTTAAAGAAAAAGATTTGATAGGTATACCATGGATGTTAGCATTTGCATTGCGTGCAGATGGATGGTATCTACGTCAGGATATAATATGGCATAAACCTAATCCTATGCCAGAGTCAGTGCGAGACAGATGCACCAAGTCACATGAGTATTTGTTTTTATTAAGCAAGAATAGGAAGTATTACTATGACAATGAAGCAATCAAAGAACCAGTTAAACAAGACTGGGGAACTAGAAATCGAGACCAAGGTAAATACCACAACGAAGGAACAGGATTACAACCACATACAGGTCTTACAAAGTCATATACAACAAAGAATAAACGCTCTGTGTGGAGCATAACCAATAAACCATATAAGGGAGCACACTTCGCTGTATTCCCACCTGACTTGATAGAACCATGTATACTAGCAGGAAGTGAACGTGGTGATATTATTCTTGATCCATTTATGGGATCAGGAACTACTGGTATGGTTGCGAAAAAACATGGTCGTAACTATATCGGATGTGAGTTGCATGAGGACTATGCCAGTTTACAAACTGATCGTATAGATAGCGTACCTCAACAACTTGTGCTATAATGAAGGTAACAATCACACCAGACTACATTACCATGTATCAGTCACCTTTTTCATCTAACGAGATCAAGTATTTCATGAGTCTTATGCAGAATGACACCAA